AAACATCTGTATAGTTTACCTTGTAATCGTATGCCATAGTCAAGCATAACTCAATCAATTTCATTTTGTCTTCGAGTCTATCAACAAGTTCTACGTCTTGTATATTGTACTCTACAAACCTTTGATAATCTTTTGTGTAGAAATCTTTAAACGTTTCATATGGATTATCTAATTTCTGTTCGCCTAGTTCTACCTTTGCAATGTAATTTAGTTTGTAACTTTCTTGTCGGACATATGTAAACTTTTTATACAGATCAAAATAATCTAGTACAGATAGACCTAATATATTCCAGTATTGTTGATTCTTTTGACCAAGTTGTATCCTATCTGCATTGACAAAATTCCATGGCGACATTTTATTAATAGTATCGTTGTCAAAAATATATCTCATTCTATTCATAAGATATGGCAGATCAAAAAATTTTACATTCCAACCTGTCAATATGTCAGGATGATTCTTACACCAAAACTTTAGAAACTCAAGCAACATGTGCTTTTCGTTTTGACATTTTACATAAGTTACGTTTGCCTTTTTAGAAATAAAGTCACCTGTACCCCACGTAATAATCTGTTTGTTGCTGTGATTTTTTATAGTAATACAGATAATCGTTTCTTTTGCAGTATCTGGATCGGGAAAGCCGCCTTCACACTCGGTTTCTATATCAAGTGTGAATATCTTAATATAGTCTTTGTTCCACCTCATCTCGCCTTTGTATTCGTCAGCGATATATTGATAATGGTATCTATTCATACCAAAGATTTTATACTCTGGTATGCCGTTATACTCTTGGTAGAAATGTTTTGCTTTTGATATAGAATCAAATCGCTTTTCTTTTAAATTAGTACCGTCTAGTGTTTTGTATTTTGATTCTTCTTTTGTAGGTAGATATAGTTTAGGACTATAATTGATACGACTTAAATAAGATTGACCATTATTGACACCTCTAATAAGAAGTTTACCTTTATATTCTACAACATTTGTATAAAAACTACTCGCCAAATTCATATCCTATTATAACATTAAAAGACAATAAAGTCAATTACGTAATCAGTTTTGATTTAGGTGTAACTATCTGACCTGTATTTTGTTGATAAGCATTTATCATGTTATCATCTGGTGTAGTGTCAGTAATTATATTTGCCTCTTTGATATGTATAACTTCATCCTTTGTGTACGGTATGTAAGGATGAAATCCTATTTGCATAGGTTTGCCAGGTTGTCCTTGCATTGGTATCAGTACAAAAGGTTTCTTTAATGCCACATGATTTGCTCTATCGCTTTCTTGTGGCGTACCTATAACGTCCTCTCCAGATGAGAGTCTGTACAATCTAATCATAATATACTCCTATTCAGTTTTGTTTTCTTCAGTTGATTGTTTCTTGCCGATGTTATATTTTGCTTGCAAATTCCATTCGTTTTTTTCTTTGAAAGCAATAATTTTGATTTGTGATAAAGGTGCTTTGTTTTCAGCAGCCTCTGGTTTTACTATTGATAATAAGTTCCAGTCTTGTAATAAAACTGATATTGTGTTACGTCTTTGAACATCATTCTCAACTAACGTAGCTTTCTTACCATCTAAAGCAAAAAGTTCTTTGAAATGTACTATGTAATATTTACCTTGTTTATGTAGTATGTGGCAACTTTGAAATAATGTCTTATCTTTTCTACTTGCTACACCTATTCGGGACAAAGTCTCCCTTATTTTTAGAAAGTCATCTGGCTGTTTGAGTGTAACCTCTAACATCTGCTCAGGTGACCAATTAAATTCGTCACTCATCTTTTTCTCCCACCCTTATCAAGTTTTTCCTTGATAAGATTCAATTGTTTCTTGTCCAGTATGTCAAGGGCTACCTTTGCTTTTGAATTGCTATAACCATAATATTCTTTTACATACTCTAAATTTTTAGATTTAGTAGTTGTAGTCCACTTACCACCAAACCTTTTTCTCTTACGAATACTATTTAGTAGAAAGTGAAATTGTAAACGCTTGCTGAGGCTGTGATGAAAGTTCATCTCATTTGCCATCATTATAGCGTCAACGTGTTGCGATAAACAACGATTGATTACATAGGGTGGGTACTTCTTTTCCCATGTGAGATCATCTCCGTCAAGTAGATTAACCTTTGACCAGTTGATTGCATTGAGATAATCGGATAATTTGTATTCTATCATAATATAATCTGGTGCTGCTTCACGGATTTGAACCGCGGACCTACTGATTACAAATCAGTTGCTCTACCAGCTGAGCTAAAGCAGCTATTTTCGTTTGTTTTTATTGCCTCTCATATAGTGGTCTGCAGGTTCGTAATCCCAACGCATTCCGTGATGACCTCTAATGTCAGCCCAAAACATTCGTGCTCTAACTATAAGTTTTCGCCAAAAAGTTCTTCTTGCCATTTCTCTCCTCATTTAAATTTACATTCTGCCATGATCTGTGTCAGGCACGCAACCATATTTATCTCATGGTCAGCCACAAACGCTGATTTATATTGGTAATCAGCAATTGTTAGAACGGCCACAGGAATAGATTGTGGTTGTAGATGTTTGTATAGTATTTCATAGATACTTGAAAACAAAGATGATGGATCTTTATCAAGGTTTTGAACAACCCATTTTCTCATATCACTAAACTTTTTCTCTTTTAGAAATGAAATCAATTGTTTATTGTTTATTTCTGATAAAGATACAAGTATACCACTATCTATCTTACCTCGTACAGAATAACGTTGTAACTCGTTTATCGTTCTTCTAAAGTCTGGATAGTGTCTTTGTATTAGTTCAGCAAGTACTTTGTTATCATACTCTATATTTTCTGCCTTTAATAAATCGCCTAGTCTTTTTAGAAATGCAGTAGCAGTTTTGACTTTTTGACCATTTGTGATACGAAAATCAATAACGGTACAACGACTATGTAATGCAGGTATTATTTTGTTTCTGAAATTACAAGTAAATATAAATCTACAATTCTTGTAAAACGTTTCAATGAAATTACGTAATGCAGGTTGAACACTATCAGCATTCATATAATCTGCCTCATCTATAATAACGACTTTATGTGTATTAGACTCGTCTAGCGACACGGTAGACGCAAAGTTTTTGATTGTAGTACGTAAGGTATCAATATGTCTACCTTCATCTGAACCATTGATGATTATGTAATCAGCACCTAGTTCTTCACACAAGGCACGAGCAACCGTTGTCTTGCCCGTACCTGCTGTGCCTGAAAGGAGAAGATTTGGTATTTCTTTTTGTGAAAGAAACTTTGTAAAAGTATTTTTTAAATCTTCAGTTAAGATACATTCTGATATTTTTCGTGGACGGTATTTTTCAACCCATAGAAAATCTGACATATAACCTCACTTAAAATGATGAGTCAGCTTCTAAAGCAATCCAGTATTGTACTTGTACCTTCTTGTTTATGAAATGAGCAATCTTTGCTTTTGATAATGCAACATCATATTCGCCAGGAATAATTTTCATATTCTCAGCCTTGATATATGCAGTAAACTCTATATCAGTTTCGCCAACTACTATAGATGATTCGTTAGAGTTGCTATTCTTTTTATCCAATGCAACAAGTTTGATCTTGCCACCTTCGCCTTTAAATGCAATATCAGGTAGACTCAAGTTAGTATATAACTTTTTAACAGATTCAAAAGCGTCATTCGTTAATGTAAACGATACGGTCTTGTCTGGCATTGTAATTGATTTAGATGGATATCTCAACGTTGATTTGTCAGCAAAAGCATATCTCGCTGATAAACTAGATTTCTCATCTTGTATTTTTAGGTTTGAAGAACCATTAAAATTCAATACAGGTTTTGTAAAAGAATCTAATGCTCTTAAAAACTCTGGTAAATCATATACACCAAATTCAGTTTCAAACTCATCTTCAACATCGGCTTCTGCCATGATGTTTTTCATAGTTGAAACCGTAGATAGTTTCTTACCAGGTTTAAATAGTATATTAGCATTTATATCACTAAAATTTCTTAATATACTAATAGTATTATCACTTATTTTCATTTCATCTCCTTATCATAATTTAATAATAGTATAACATAGTGTACCGCTTTCAACAGGTCGGCACGGTTGTGTCCATTCTTTTTGCCATATCTACACAAATATTTAATTGCATTTGCATGGCAGAAATCTTTTCCGATTTTAAGTGTCTTTAATAAATCTAAAACTTGAAAACCTTTTTGGTCACTTGAATAGTGTTGACCATAAGTTGATTTAATATAATCACCAATCTCTTTTAAGATTTTATCTTCATTGTATTTCATAATATAATTGTAACATTAATTTGTAGATTTGTCAACCTTTGTCTGTAAATATTTTAGTACGTTTTCTGGAGAAGACTCACCATATGGGTCTTCTATAACGTTATCATCTTTACCAGGTTCAATAAACATCTCCTCAATAACAGAATTGTTTACAATCATAGCATATCTCCATGATCTCATACCGAAACATCTATCTCGTTTTTCAACAAGCATATCCATTGCGTCTGTAAATTCACCATTACCATCAGGTATAACTTTAACATTTTCTAGTTTTTGATTTTGTGCCCAGGCATTCATAACGAAAGAATCAT